AAAAGTAGAAATGGTCTTTTTAGTACAACAGTAGAGGGAGATAGTTCTTATGAAGCAGCGACTGGAAGTGTACCAACTGCATCTGCTAATGCAAGTAATGCCTTTACAGATACAGATGCTGTAATGATAGCGATATTAGGAGATTTAGCATGATAAAAACACCTGAGTTTCAAGGAACACATTTATGGGAACGATTACATTGGGCGAAAGATAACTTAGAGAAAGTGCAATCAGATATACGAGTAGTATACGAAGACCCAGAGGATATGGATAATCCTGCAAAGATATTAGTTCCTGACCCTAATTGGATGGCTTGTGCATTACAAGGTGGCATACTACCACCTGTTGAAGTATATTGGGAATTAGCAAAAGACGAAGCACAACCTGATTTTGAAAAACATACGAGAGGGTATTTGTTGCATAATACTAAACCTGTTGAAGCAATGACAGAAGAACAAGCAATAGAATACTTAATTCGTAAAGATATTCCACAACGTGTATGGCGAACATGGAATGAGGGCAACAAACCAAAGATGGTTATATGCCGAACACATCAACTGCCTGAACATCGTCAATGGCGAAACGCATGGCAAATAACCGATGATATAGAACTAGCAGCATAAGGAGAAAAATATGACAAGTTTTATCGTAGATAAGGATGGCAACCAGATTGATGCATCAACAGTTTCATCAAAGCCATCAGACCGACATTTTAGAAATGCTTGGGCAATTTCTGGTAAAGTTATTTCTGAAGACATGACTAAGGCTAAAGAAATATTTAAAGATAAGATAAGGGAAGTAAGAGGTCCTTTATTAGAAGCTGAAGATGTAGTATATATGAAAGCATTAGAAGCAGATGATTCTACTGCTAAAACAAATTCAGTTAATAAGAAGAAAGCATTAAGAGATGCACCTGCGGCAAAAGCTATTTCAGATGCAGACACTATTGCTAAATTAAAAGCAGCGTGGGATACATCTGTACTTGGTGACAGTCCTTACGCATAAGGAGTAATCATGCCTTTAACTAATTTAACAAAAGGTCTAACTGTAGATTCTGAAGGTGGTTCTGCGACTACTAATCTTGCACAGGGTTTGTGTAAGGTTTGGTTGTCTTATGACCAAGCTACTAATTCATTAATAGATAGTTTAAATACAGCTTCTATGACAGATACTGCAACAGGTAAATATGCAGGGAATTGGACAAACAATTTTGGCAATGCAACCTATATGGCTACTGAAAATACTGCTTCTGATGGTGCTGCATATGGTAACTATGGTGCAACAAGTCATAACAGTTGGCACAGATTAAACAGTCAAAGAACAACAAGTTTATGTCAAGGTGCAACTTATTATAATGACAGTGGTTCAGGAGTATATGTTGATTTTAAAACTGTTGAAGGTATGTTCATGGGAGATTTAGCATAATGCCATACATAGGAAAAGCACCAAACTTTGGAGTAAGAAGTAGATTTGTATATCAAGCTACAGCAGGACAAACATCCTTTAGTGGTTCAGATAGCAATTCATTAACACTCACATACAACGACAGTCTATACATGGATGTGTATCAGAATGGTGTGTTGTTAAAAGCAGGAACAGACTACACAGCTACAACAGGCACAACAGTCGTACTCGTTGTAGGTGCAAATTTAAATGACGTAGTAGAGATGATTGTGTATGATGTGTTTAGTGTAAACAATGCCTATACTAAAACTGAATCAGATACACGCTATCCTTTTAAAGGCAACAATAGTATCATAAGACTAAATGGTCAAACTATATCGGCAGACATTACAATTGACAGTGATGAGAATGGTGTAAGTGCAGGTCCTATAACACAGAACGCTACAGTTACTGTTAATGGTTATTGGAGTATCGTATGACAAGTCAGTTAAATGTAGACACAATCGTAGATAAAGCAGGTAGTGGTGGTTCTAATGTAAAGATGGCTAATACATCTACCTATGTTTCAGATGGTGGTGCTGTTACAAAAAATACTGTACAAGGATTAGTTAAAGGTTGGGTAGCTGTTACAGGAGCAACAGACCCAGCAATATTAGATAGTCATAATGTAGCAAGTATTACAGATTCGGCAGATGGGATAGTTCAAACAAACTTTACATCAGCTTTTTCATCTGCAAATCATTGTACAACCACAGGTTTAGAAATTGAAGATGGTTCTAATTCTAATTATATGTATGCACAGATTTTAATTGATAAATCAGCAGAAACAACATCAAGAGTTGAAATAAATACAGGTTTTCGTGCTAGTAATAGTTCTGGATTTGATAAAAATTTTAGTTACTACCATCAAACAACTGGAGATTTAGCGTAATGGCAAGTCAACTTAAAGTAGATACATTAACAGGTGTAACAACGGCAGGAAGTATCGCTGTTACAGCAGAGGGCAACAGCACAACAACAAACTTGCAACAGGGTTTAGCAAAAGGTTGGGCAAAAGTAAATCAAGATACACCTGCTTTTAGAGGTAGTTTTAACATGGGTAGTTTAACTGACAGTAGCACAGGAGTTTATGAATTAAATTTTACTAGTATATTTTCAGCGTTAGATGATTACGTTATAAATACAAATGCACAAGCAGAAGATTATAATCAGGATAAAACAGAATATCAAAATTATAGTTCAAGTACAACTAGTAAAGCTAACGTGAAAACTGTTGAAAATAATTCATTAAGAGATCAATCAATTAGTGATAATTCTCTATTAGGAGATTTAGCATAATGGCAAGTGAACTAAGAGTAAATACGTTAAAGGATGCAAGTGGCAATAACTCTGTAGCAACGAGTGTGGTTTTTAATGGTACGGCAAAGGCTTTTATATTTTCTAATCAAGCTACAGCAGTCAAAAGTTTTAATATGACAGCTACTACAGACCACGGCACAGGTGATTACACTTTTTCTATAACTAATAATATGGCAGATGCTAATTGGTTAATTTCACATGAAGCAGGATTAGAGGGTGAAACATATGGTTTGTATCTTGAAGATAGTGGAACAGCGAAAACTTCAGGTGCTATTAGATTTGAAACAAATAGTCACTCTAATTCAAATCAAGATGCAAGTAAAATACAACAAATTTGTTTTGGAGATTTAGCATGAGTAAAGCAGCAGAATTAGCGGCATTGATAGGCAGTCAGTCTTCTTTAGCTAATCGTAATATTATTATAAATGGCAACATGGAAGTTGCACAAAGGTCTACTTCTGTTGCTGTTACAGCGAGTGGATTTCATACTTGTGACAGGTGGGGTATAGCCCTATCAAGTGATGGAAGATTTACTATGTCACAAGAAAGTATTACCGATTTAGAGGGTTTTGGAAAAGCATTAAAACTAGATTGTACCACTGCTGATACTTCAATAGCTTCAAACGAGATACTTCTTCTTTATCAAAAATTTGAAGGACAGTTTGTACAAAAAATGCAAAAAGGATTTTCTAGTGCTAAACCTGTTACAGTATCTTTTTATGTAAAAGGCAATGCAAGTGCAACTTATGTAGCAGAATTATTAGACCAAGATAATTCAAGTAGACATATTAATAAAACTTTTTCTGTTACAACAAGTTGGAGTAGAGTATCTTTAACATTTCCGGGTGATACTACTGGAAAATTAGATTCAGATAATGCAAGTTCCTTACGACTAAATATATGGTTGCATGGTGGTAGTGATTACACAGGTGGTACATTACAAACAAGTTGGGGTAGTATTGTCAGTGCTAACAGAGCAGCAGGTATATCTTCATTTTTTGATAGCACAGATAGAGAGTTTTTTATAACAGGTGTTCAGATGGAATTAGGAGAAGTTGCACAACCTTTTGAACATGAAACTTTTGCAGAAAATTTAATAAGATGTAGACGTTACTTTCAACAATATGATGCAACAAATGCTTATACTAGATTTGCTCTTGGTGTTGCATATGATGGGAGTAGTATTGCTGCACCTTTAAATCTTCCTGTGCAAATGAGAGCAGCACCTACTTTTGGGTCTTCAGGAAATTTTGATACTTTGCCAGATACTATTGATTTAGATACTATGTCTGTGCAACACGCAACGAATGAAATGGTAGAGTTTAGAGCAGTAGATAGTGGAAATGGGCTTACAACAAATAGACCATATGTAATTAGGGCAGATAATGATACAAGTACAAAGATACAGTTTATTTCAGAATTGTAGAGGATTTTATGGATAATAAATTAAATATTACATCAGCTAAATATCTATTTTCAGATAGTGACACTATTACAATAGTGGTAGATGGTCAAGAACTTCATGTTCCAAATGACATGGACAATATACATAGGGCTGAAATCAAACGACAAGTTGATGCAGGTGAACTTACAATAGAAGACGCAGACTAATGCTAGGTCATGTCGCCCTCTCTGAAACACCTATAAGCAGTATAAGCAAAATACTTGAAGCTAACGCAGAGATGAGTGGCATTGCTTCTAAGGCAACTGCTGGTATTGGTATATTAACTGGTATTGCAGATATATCAGCAATATTTACTGAAACATCTGCTGGATCGGCTGTACCAGATATACCAGTTACAACTATGAGTTTTAACTTTGGGTTAGATGATATACCTGGTCGTTTTGTTAAGGGTACAGAGCTTGAAACAGATATAGAGTTTTTAGCCGAACAATCTACGGCTGGTAATGGCATATTTACTGGTGCATCAACACAAGATTTTAATTTAACACAAACAGCTACTGGTGAATTATTATTTACAGAAATCGTTCCGAGTGTTACTGTGACTTACACAGAGATCACGCATACAGGTGATAATTGGACAGAGATTACTCACACAGGCGACACTTGG